ACCTACCTACACTCATCCTAGTGCTTGCCCCGCTGTAAACCCGTACCAGTTAGTTCCACCGTCGTATGTGTAGAACACGAATTGATCCACAGCAGACGCTGTAGCTGTCAGGGTAGGCGCTGTAGCCGCAGGCCAATCAACAGACGTAGGCCACGTTACAGTGTACCCAGAGGCTCCAGAGTCTTGGACAACCTTGAGTGACATTGCGTAGGCTGTGCTGTCGTTGAGAACTGAACCAGCAGATGAGTATTGGTATATAGTGTCATTTCCTGAATCTGAAATATAAATTTTTGTACCGTCGTTATTAAAACGTATGCCAGTTAAATCAGATGCTTGGCTTGCTGTACTAAAAGATTCAGAATCATAAGAAGCTGTTGATACATCAAAAGCGGTACTTAACGAATATTGATAAATGTTTTCGTCAATAGTATTTCCAATGTACATTTTAGTACCAGACGAATTAAAAATTACTGATGTAGGGCCAGTAGCTTGAGTAGCAACCGAAAATGATTTAGAAGCATAAGATGCTGTACTAACATCAAAAGCGGTGCTTAATGTATATTGATAAACAGTATCGTTTGTTGTTCCAACAATATACATGGATGTCCCATCATTATTAAAAGTAACTGCCCGTGCCGTCGCTTCTTGTGAGCTTACTAAAAATGATTTAGAAGCATACGATGCAGTGCTTAAATCATACGCCGTACTTAATGTATATTGTTCAACTCTGTCATCCGTGTACCCAATAATATACATGGATGTTCCATCGTTATTAAAGGCCAGCCCAGTAGGAGCGGTTTCTTGGCCAGCAATACTAAAACTTACAGAGTCATAACTGGCGGTTGAAATATCATAAGCAGTAGATAAGCTATATTGGAATATAGAATTATTAGTATCACCAATAATATACATTTTAGTTCCATCATTATTAAAAATAAGATCCGCAGGAACTGTATCTTGTGACGAAACACTAAAACTTTTTGATTCGTATGACCATCCAGAAGCATTACCGTAACCAGTAGCAACAGGCGTCCCACTCGCAGGAGGATTGCTAAAGACTACAGTGGTGCTTGCGTCTAGTACGGTTTCAAACACGTTAGCGTTTTCGCAGTCCAGCGTGGTCGTATAGTTGGTTCCCGCTATGTCGTAACGCTTCAATCCGTGGTTGTTATTGGCGGTTTCAAAAAACGCCGTACCGTCCGGATTGCCCACCATATCCCAAATCTGATTACTGCCGTTGTGGGCGTTAGTAATAGAAGTGTCGAAAGTTGCAGTACTTATGTCATACGCAGTAGAAAGATCGTAGACATAAATTGCAGTGTTATCTGTCGTAGCCCACTTAGTACCATCCGAATTAAAGAAATTGCCTTGCAAGCGGCCATTCGTAGGTTCTGACAAGGTTATGGCGTTAGAGCTAGTTCGGGAGGTGCTCCCATAAAGGTCATACGGCACATTTATCACTGTCTGTCTAACAACCAATGAATTTCCCTGAAAAGTATAAAGAACCGTTCCATCATCATTCCAACGAGGGAACGCTTCTTGGCCGGTACTAAAACTACCGTCATAACTGGCAGTGCTTAAGTCGAAAGCGGTTGTTAATGACCATTGGTGCATATGCTTCCAGCCAGTACCGATTGAATACTGCTGGTCATGCAACAACTTCGTGCCGTCAGCACTAAAAGTAAAAGACCTGATAATGGGGTTGCTAATCGATCCCCCGGCATTAAATGAGGCCGTTTGAGAGGCTGTGCTGAGATCATAAGGAGTTGTAAGCGTAATCGTGTAAATAAAGGCATTACTGCGACCCAGAAATGCCTTAGTACCGTCATTATTGAAAGCCACCCCTACTTGGGTGTAGTTCCATGTAAACGCACTATTGGTTGTGACGAGATCAAACCTAAAGGGATCTATAGCCCCAACACTAGAAAGCTTTTTAAAAGTCTCGTTGTAGCTATCAACCAGCAATTCGCCTGTGATGTCTACGTCACCTGTGTGGCTAGTGCCTACCTTGGAGTCTAACTGTGTCTGGATGTTTGACGTAACACCGTCTGTGTAATTAAGTTCTGCTGTGGTTGCTGTAACGCCAGCAAGGATGTTTAGCTCCGCAGTTGTTGCGGTTACACCATCAAGAATGTTTAACTCTGCCGCTGTAGAAGTTACTGCCGTACCGCCAAGAGTCAACGTGCCTGATGCTGTCAGATCCGTAAACGTACCAGCCGCCGCTGTAGTACCACCAATAACGCTGTTGTCTACAGTGCCACCAGAGATAGTCAGGTTGTCAGCAACGTAAGCATCTGCAATGGCTGTACCTTGCCAAGTACCTGTAGCAATAGTGCCTACTGCTGTTATCTGGGTCTGAGAAGCATCTACAGACAAAGTATCCCCAGTAAGGGTAAGACCAGTGCCATCTACTAAAGCTGTTTTAGAAACGCTTATAGCCGCACTAGCATTTATATCATCATTAACAATAACACCAGAGCTAATAGCCGCCACGCCTGTGTCAGCAATCGTTATGTCGCCTGATACTACGTTGTCAATCCAAGTAGATGTACCAGTATCGTAGAACAACAATGCCCCATCAGCGGGTGACGTAATATTAGTATCTGAAAGTCCTGAAAGACTAGAAGATAAACCACCAATTTGAGTATCTACATAAGCTTTAACAGATTGTTGAGTAGGTACAAGCGTTGCGCTGTCAGACGCCATATTGTCTTCATCGACAAAAGCCGTAATTGTAATTGCACCATCTGTAAGACTTCCAAATGAAACAGTACCTGTTGTTGTAATATTACTTGAGCCAATATCAATAGCTCCAAAACCAGAAGTAATAGAACCAGAGTTTAAAGCTCCAACAGTTGTAACATTAGAAAGAGTATCTAAAGATGTTTCAAAATAAGTTTCAAAGTCTGTAAGTGCTACTTGCTTCATTGTGCCTGCATCATTTACAACAACACGATCAGCATCAGCAAGCGTTGTAGCTGTGGCGGCTGTATCGCCGTCAATTATGTTTATTTCAGTTGCAGTAGCCGTTACACCGTCAAGGATGTTTAGCTCTGCGGAAGTAGACGTAATTGCAACACCACCAATAGACAGAGTAGAAAAATTACCTGTAGAGGCTGTAGTAGCGCCAATAGTTGTGTTGTCTATAGAACCTGCATTAATGTCTGCTGTATCTGCAACAAGACTATCAATGTTTGCAGTACCATCAATATAAAGATCTCGCCATTCTTTTGAAGCACTTCCAAGATCGTAAGTGTCATCAGTGTCTGGAGTAATGCTAGAAGCTACATCTGCCGTAAGCGTAATGCTATCTGTGTCGGCATCACCAAACGTAAGATTGCCAGAAATCGTTGCATTACCAGTTACTGTTAGATTACCACCAATAGAAATATTACCAGTAGTTGTAACTGAATCAATGTAAGCATCTTTCCAGTACAATGAAGACGTTCCAAGATCTACGTCACTGTCTGTGACAGGAATCATAGCGCCATCTTGAATACGAATTTGTTCTACTGCGGCACTAGAGACTTCTACATAAAAGCCCCAACGATTGTTTGTACTATCAACTACAATTTTATTATTAAAATCTAAGTCACCAATCGTATGAATATTGCCGCCTTCTCCTGCTGTGCCATCATGTCTATGGCCTGTAGAAGCGGCAGAAGTATTTGAATACGCAAAGGCGTTTAAAAGCTGATTGTACTCGTCGTTAAATAACGCGGCAGTAATTGTATCGCCATCTGCAAATGTACTTTGTCGTGTATAACTTTGGGCCATTATTATCTCCTACCTGATGGCATATAATCTATGTAGAAACCATTAATTGCATATGGGCTTCTAGTATCATCTGACCTAATTCTAAAGCTTACGGTATGTCCACTACCTTCTACTGTTTGTCTAAACATAGGATCAGCACTAGCTCCAAAAGTTGCTGTACCAAAAATAGAGCTTCCAAAAATAGCAGGAAGCGGAATATCAGAAAGCGTATAATCTGAAGGTTGTGGTATATCTACGTCTTGATAGTCATACCGCAACCTTAAAACTGGTTGCAAATTACCTTCGGGTGAAAAAGAAGTACGCACATATTTTAAAGTTTTTCGTGTACCTATATCACCACAATCAATATCTGGAGTTTGATAAGTTGCAAAAACATTAGCTTCTGAACCTGCGTGTAAAAAAGAATCGCCTGTATCGTGGTTATAAATATACCCGTCTTTATCGCCATGATAAGCAACTTCTACGCCATTGCTGTTAAAGCCCGATGCAAAACCCAAAGCCTGAATACCTTTTGTTTCAGACCATTCAAAACCTTGACCTGTAAAGGTTCCAATGATTCCTTTTGCTTCACTAGGATTTTGAGCAATCGTAGAATAAAAAAGTCTGTATTGTGATTTAGACCGCAGTACATCACTTGTAATAATAAAAGAGCTTGTAGATGTAGTTAAGGCTGTTACGATCTCTTGAATCTGTCTTGAAATAGAGCTTAACTCTACGTCACCAATTCTTGCTGTACCCGCAACAGTACGAATACCATCAGGGGCTAAGAATACTAGATCACCTCCAAATTCTTGAATACTATATCCATTTAGACAGCCTACGTTTTCTGTAATGGGGTCTATACGAACATTTTGAGGATCATTAATATTTATAAGCTTGTGAATACTGTTTTGCGTAAACACAATTAAGTTTTCACGAAAGCCTTTAATACCTTGTACTTGGTCTGAAATTGCTACTGCGCCTGCACCAGAACCACCAAAATCTGTAGCATCGTTATAAACACTATAATATACAGTATTTAAATTATTGCCTACTCCAGAAGCAATAAGGTGATGGTCGTGGACTGTAATGTATTTAACTGCGTTTGTACCGTCTACAGCTACTTCTTCTGCAAAAAATGTACGAGTGTTTAAAAGTCCCGTACCCTCCATGCGAAATATATATAGTTTGTTTGCACCGTCTGCAATTACAAGCTGACCATAATTATATGCCGCGCCTTCAATCAATGCAAATTGACACTGGCCTTGGTCTGTGCGCGTTAAAGTTGATCGGCCTGTAAAGGCTGTATAATTATCACCGCTATTTGAAACTGCACTTCTATTTATTTGTAGCCACGAATCGCCATCATTACTAAAAAAAATATCTGTGCCAGAACACACAACAACCCCATCACCATAAGGCTGAATACCCAAAATAGCATTAGAACCATTTGGGCGAGCAGTACCATAGGCTGTAAATCCATTTATGCGTCTATAGCCTCCGTCTGGATCTACTTCAAAATTTTCTAGTACCTTTGCAAATCCGGGGTTACCTAAAATCTCAATAGAGTTTAAGTTTGTATTTAAACCGCCTTTGCATGAAAAACCAAAAGCCTGAGACATTAGACAAACCTCACGCGATCATCTTTAATGTAGAAAGGCTCTGGAGTCATAAGATTAGATTTCATAAGCTTTAGGCCGCGTCGATATTCTTCTAAGGCTAGTGCGGCTGGCTGAATGTTTTCTTTAAATTGATGTATAAAATATCTTGCACGAGATAATAGTACTGTTTTGTACATATCTGGAAATACTATTGCATCACTATATGCTGAAAGCTGTGTAGGCTGTGCATAAGCATAAAACCAAACACGATATACTTTATCGGGGATTGGACTTAAACCAAACATACGCCCATCAGGACTACGAATAACACGCTTAGGTTCACCACCATTAGCATCTTCTGCATCGTCTGCATTTTCTCTAGCCCTATAAAAGTCTTTCCATTCGTCAGTAGTAGTAAACCTAAGATTTTTGGCGGTGTAAGGAGAACTTTCTCCTGTCACACCTACAGTAGTTAAATAAAAATTATCCCAATCTACTGAGCCATAGTCATCTAAAATAGAATCACTTGCAGGCTTTAGTTCATACCAACGTGTATTTGCTACAGTCTCTACATAAGTATTTCCATACATAGGATCTGTTGTACCACTATCTCCTACAGACAAGAAAGGCCACTGAGGTTCTTCAAGAACAATGTCAAGGTATGCACGATTAACGCAATCCTTTACGTGTGCTTGTATTCCAATAGCAGAAGAAAAATTACTAGAGGTTAGTGTAACCTCATTCATTTCTCTTAGTAATTCATTTGTAAGCTGTAGGTATGTAGTCGCCATTATTTTTTATGAACCTTTTGTATTTCAAAATTGGCTGACTTACTAGCACCTTTGTGGGGCCTGAAGCCATCTTTAGGGTCTTTCATTAGTTTGTAGCTTTTACCACTCTTCATCCAGTGGTAGCCATCAGGAGCAGGGACTTTCATTTTTATCCCCCTTGTCTTTTTTTCCAAAAATCCTATCATAATTATCAGAAAACTTTTTTTGATCTACGTGGCGATAACGTCCACGTTTATTTTCAGTTAGCTTCATACTGATAGGTTTATTGGGAGTTGAAATCAATGGCATATCTTAGTCCTTTAAAAAACGGGAGGGGTATTTCACCCTCCCTCACAATCATCTTAGTCGATGTTGTAGTAAGCACCGATCAGTGCTTCAGGACGCAGAACTTTAGCGCCCCAAACGTGCAAACCGCGTACAATGTCACCAAAGCTAGAAGGATCACGGATGACCTCTGTGCTAGTGATAGATTGAGCAGTTGCAACAGCACTCATATGACCAGCCAACATAAAGCCGGTAGCGTTGCTTGTAGAAGGCATATTGTTTGACTTGTACATGGAAAATCCACGCAACTTGCCAGAACTTACCAGACCGTTACGAATAGAGCCTTGACCGGCATTGTAGTCTACTGACAAGAGCTTAGAGCCGCTTTGAGAAAGTTGCTCATAGAAGTCAGGAGAAGCTACAACCCAGCGACCCTCTTCAGGTACGTTCTGGTCATCAAGCAAACGAGCCATGCGAGCAAGAACGTCCAGAGGATCAGTCTCGCCAGAAATGCCTACGTCGATAGCACCAGCACCGTCATAAACGCCAGCACCAAGGTCGGTAGCTGAGTCAGCACCCAGAGTGTGGTCGGGTGAAGATGAAGACAATCCAGATTGCATAATGCTGAATACGCCTTCGTCAAAAGCATCACGCAACGCATAAGCCGCTGAAGAAGATGCTACTTCCTTGAAGTTTACGTGCGACATCTTGGTTTCAATGTCATCGACAATGAACTTGAATGCGTTTGCACGATCAACAACAAGAGTAAGCTCTTGGTCGGTCAGCTTAGTTGAGGTTACGTCTGCACCACGCTCGTACTGATAGACGGTGATTACCGGCTC